ATGTGCCAGGCGGTGCTATTCGAGATAATATAACTTTCTTACCATACAAAGAACCATCAGGAACTCTTTACCAGCTATTACAGAACATAGTAGAAGAAGGTAGAAGATTTGCCAGCATATCTGATATGAAAGTTTCAGACATGAACAACCAAGCACCTGTAGGTACAACACTAGCTTTAATTGAAAGAAATCAAAAGGTTATGAGTGCAGTACAAGCTAGGCTTCATGCTTCTATGAGAAAAGAGTTTGATATTCTAGTAGGTATAGTAAAAGACTTTACTGAGCCTGCATATCCTTATGAAATGGATGAAGAAGAGTTTATTAAAGCATCTGACTTTGACGAAAGAGTTGACATATTGCCAGTATCAGACCCAAATGCAGCAACAATGGCACAAAGAATTATGCAGTATCAAGCTGCTATGCAGTTAGCACAATCTTCACCTGATATGTATAACCTTCCTGAATTACACAGACAAATGTTAGAAGTATTAGGAATAGAAGATGTAGATGCTATTGTTCCTGATACAAATGATATTAAACCAGTTGACCCAGTAACTGCTGTTCAAAATTTAATCAATGGTAAACCAGTTAAAGCATTTATAGAACAAGACCACGAAGCACATATTTCTGTTGTTGCTTCTGCACAACAAGACCCAGAGATTATGCGTATTGTTGAACAAAGTCCTAAAGCACCTGTAATATTGGCTTCTGCTTCTGCTTATGTAAATGAACACTTAACCATGAAATACAGAAAAGAAGTTGAGCGTGAAATGGGAATTGAGTTACCTGCTGAAGGTGAACCTTTACCAGCAGACGTAGAAAAACGTATATCAAGTTTAGTTGCTGAAGCAGCAGCTAGAGTTCTTGGAACTTCACAACAAAGAGCTGAACAAGAAAGAATAGAACAACAACAAAAAGACCCTCTAATTCTTATGAAAGAAAGAGAGGTAGCTATTAAAGAAGCTGAAGTTCAACGTAAATCTGCTGAAGACCAAGGCAGATTACAGCTTGATACTATGAAGGCAGCTAGTAGAGATGAACTAGAAAAAGAAAGATTAAAGTCTCAAAATGAATTAGCTGGAATGAAATTAGGACAGCAAATTGCTAGCGATTTGATAGAAAATGAAAATAAAGAAAGAAAACAAAACTTAGAAGATTATAAAATTGGTCTTGACATTGCTAAAAATTTAACTGAAGATATCAATAAGAATGAGTAATGATATCACACAGCTATCACTTTCAGAACATATGAAATTGAAGTTGCGTGGTATGATGAATGAACACACAGACCATTTGGCAACTGGAAATATTAAAAATTTCGAGGAATATAAAAGAATGGTTGGTGTTATCGAGGGTTTAGCTCTCGCAGAACGAGAACTTTTAGATTATGTAGAAAGAGTTCTCAAAGAATAGGAACTCGACTCCTTAAAGTCGTGCAATAATATGAGTAAAGCTGAAGTAAAGATACCAGAGCCAGAAAGTGTTGAAACACCCAAAATTGACATAGATGTTAAAAGTCAACTGCCTGAACCTAAAGGCTGGAAGATTTTAATTGCTATGCCAAAAGCGGATGAGAAAACTGATGGTGGTATTGTTAAAGCCTCCCAAACTATAAAAGACGAAGAAGTAAGTAATATTTGCGGATACGTTATGAAGTTAGGACCTGAATGTTATAAAGATGCCAATAGATTTCCGAGTGGACCTTGGTGTAAAACAGGTGATTGGGTTGTGTTTCGTGCTTACTCAGGCACTCGCATGAAAATGTACGGACAAGAGTTTCGCTTAATTAATGACGATACTGTGGAAGCAGTTGTCGATGATCCAACGGGAGTAGTTAGAGCATGAGCGAATCAAGTACAGAGATAATTAACGAAGAACCTATTGTTGATGAATCACAAAAGATGTCTAAAGAAGACAAATTTTTTGGTGTCACAACAGAAATAAATAATGAGATTCCTGAAGGATTGGAAGTCGAAATAGTCGATGACACTCCTGAAGAAGATCGTAGACCAAAGAAAGTGGAAGATTCTTCTTCTGACGTTGACGATGATACTTTAGATAAAGAAATAGCTGATTACAGCGATAGAGCTGGAAAAAGAATAGCTAAAATAAAATACGAGTATCACGAAGAACGTAGAGAAAAAGAAGCTGCTAAAAGAGAGTCGCAAGAAGCCGTTAAACGCTTACAGAATGTAATGTCAGAGAACCAGAGATTACAGGCTATGGTGGAACAAGGCGGAGAAGTCTTAAATAAACAGGCACATAACAATGCTTTGTGGGCAAAACAAAATGCACAAGAAGCATTTAAAAAAGCTTACGAAGAAGGCAATGCTGATGAAATGACTAAGGCTCAAGAGTTATTGTCAAAAGCTACATTAGCTGAACAACAATCAACCAATATGGCTGCTAATCTCCAACAACAAATAGCACAAAATTTACCACAGCGAGAAATACAAGAGGCACAGCCTGATCCTGATATGCAAGCATGGGCACAAAAGAATCCTTGGTTTATGGGTAGTGAACCTGTCCATAAAGAAATGACTTCTTATGCTATGTATGTAGATCAAAGCTTACAAGCTAAAGGAATTGATCCAGCTAGTAAGTCTAATGAATATTATCAAGAAGTTGATAATGCTATGCAGAATCAATTTCCTACTTTTTTTGGTGTACAACCTTCTGAAGAGGTAGAGGTATCTCAAGAAGAAACACCTAAACGACAACCTTCAACAGTTGTTGCATCCGCAACGAGGGATAGCGGAAACAAAAAACCTTCGCAAATCCGTCTTACTCAGACACAAGTTAAGCTAGCTCGCCAACTTGGAATTAGTCCTGAGCAATACGCAAATCAATTATTAAAGGAGACTTAATATGTCAGAAGAAAATAATAACACTAATGAAGTGGAGGCAGTTTCTACTGATACTCCTGAAAACCAAGAGCGTACTCCTAGGGAGACAGAAAGCCGAGAGGCTACTCAGCATACAGAAAGCTGGGAAAATCCAACCAATTTACCTACCCCGAATCCTCAAGAAGGCTGGGTTTTTAGGTACATCAGAACAGCCTTATTAGGTCAAACTGATAATCCTAATGTATCCAGAAGATTTCGAGAGGGGTGGATACCATGTGAATTACAAGATCATCCTGAACTTCAAATTACCATGATGGATCACGGCTCTGAATGGGCAAAAAAGGGAAATATAGAAATTGGTGGACAATTATTATGCAAAATGCCAGCAGAAAAAGCTAAGGCTAGAGATGAGCACTTCGGAAGAATGGCACAATCTCAGATGGAATCTGTTGATAATGTGTATTTTAAAGATCAGGATAATAGAATGGCGACCAAACAAGTTTTTGAGCGTAATTCTAAAACAACTTTTGGTAAAGATTCTTAGGAATCTTTAATAATTAATTTAATTTAAGGAGACAATTATGTCAACTAGTGCAACTCCTCACGGAGCTCGACCACTTGGAACAATTGTTGGAAGCCCTTATCAAGGAAAAGTTACTCACTACAAAATTAAAAATGCGTATGGAACTTCTATATTCTATGGCGATTTTGTGAAGTGGGGTGATGACAACCCTAATACTACTGTCCAAAAGGACACAGGTACTACGGCTTGTACACCTATTGGTATTTTTCTTGGTTGTGCTTACACTGATCCAACCACTGGTCAATTCACACCCAATCAATATTTCCCAGCTTCAACTGCTGCGGATGATATTGTTGCGTATGTTGCCACTGATCCTTTTGTAATAATGCAAATGCAATGCGATGGTGCTGCTGACCAAGATGATCTTGGAAAGAATTGTGCTGTTGTTCAAACTGCGGGCAGTACATCAATAGGAACAAGCAAAAATTCGGTTGATATATCTACTGTAGCAACCACTAACACATTACCTGTGAAAATCATCGACTTTGTTGATGGTCCAGATAGTGCAGTTGGTGATGCCTACACGGATGTATTGGTTATGTTTAACGTTGGGCATCAACTGCTCACCACAACAGGTATTGGTTAAGGAGTACAATTATGGCAGCTATATCAAGAGCGAATGAGCTACATCAACTCCTTCCAGGACTTAATGCCCTGTTTGGCGAAGAGTATGCTAACTACGAGAACGAGCATGAAGAAATTTATGTAACTGAGAATTCTGAAAGATCATTTGAAGAAGAACTCAAGTTATCAGGTTTCGGAGCTGCTCCTGTAAAAGATGAAGGGTCAACTATCAGTTGGGATACAGCCCAAGAATCTTTTGTAGCTCGTTACACACACGAAACAATAGCTATGGGCTATTCAATCACAGAAGAAGCTATGGAGGATAACCTCTATGTTTCTCTCTCTGGTAGATATACTAAAGCTTTGGCTCGTGCAATGGCTTACACAAAACAAGTTAAAGGAGCGTATCCATTAAATAATGGATTCTCAACTACTTTTTCTTCAGGTGATGGTGTTGCTTTATTTAGCACAGCTCACCCACTTGTAAGTGGTGGAACTAACAGCAACAGACCTTCTTCAGGTGCTGACTTGAATGAAACATCTCTAGAAGATGCTATTATTCAGATCAGTAAATATACTGATGAAAGAGGTCTTAAAATTGCAGCTAGACCTAAAAAGCTAATAGTACCAACTGATCTTCAGTTCGTTGCTACTAGACTATTGCAAAGTGACTACAGAGTCGGTACTGCTGACAATGATGTTAATGCAATCAAAACAAATGGCGTGATCCCAGAAGGCTACGCAGTTAATCATTATTTAACTGATACTAATGCTTTCTTCATCACAACAGATGTACCTGATGGCATGAAGCATTTCGTCAGAGCACCAATGACTACAGCTATGGATGGTGACTTTGAAACTGGTAATGTTAGATACAAAGCTAGAGAAAGATATTCCTTTGGAGTATCTGATCCACTTGGTATCTTTGGTTCACCAGGTAGTTCGTAAGGACTTTAAGGGAGGCTCTTTATGGGTCTCCCTTTTTTTTATCTAGGGAATTTTTTTAATTTGTCTATCAACTGCCCTAGCAGACTTGCCAAGATGATAGACTTTTTCCTTTAGGAGGAAATATGGCTAACACAACTTTTAATGGTCCAGTTAGATCAGAAGGCGGATTTGAACAAATCAGCAAGAACTCTAGCACAGGAGCAGTAACAACTAATTTAGATGTAGATACAAGTGGTAATTTAGTTACTACAGGTTATGTATCTTCTTATGATAATGTTGTTTCAATTGAAGATGCTACTTATTCAGTAGCTACTACTCAATCTGGTGCGGTATTTACTTTAAATCGTGCAGCAGGAATTGTAGTAACACTACCTACAGCAGCAGCAGGTTTGCAATATACATTTATTGTAGGCACAACTTTCACAGGTGCAGGACAAATTAATACTGCAAATACAGATGATTTATATTCTGGTTTTGCTCAGATATTTGACCCAGCAACTGCTGGCGACACAAATACTTTTATTCCTGATGCTAGTAATGACGATACTATTGATTTAGGAACGGCAGCTCAAGGTTGGCTAGTAGGCGGAATTATTCGTTTAAAAGCAACTACAGCAGCAGTATGGCATTGTGAGGCTATGCTTCATGGTGATGGTACACTAGCTACACCATTCGAGTAAGGGGGTAACTAATGGCTGATGCAGTAACTTCACAAACCATCATTGATGGTGAAAGAAACTGTATTATGAAGTTTACCAATGTCAGCGATGGCACTGGCGAATCCGCAGTAGCTAAAGTAGATGTTTCTGCTTTAACTTCTAACTCTGAAGGAGTTTCTTGCTCTGAAGTAAGAGTAATGAGGGTTAGCCATGCCATTGTTGGTATGTCGGTTCAATTGTTTCTTAATGCAACATCTAATGTTCTTTTAATAGAATTAGCTGAAAGCAGTAATGGGCATATGGACTTTAAGGATTTCGGTGGTATTCCTAATAATGCAGGGAGTGGTAAAAATGGAGACATCCTTTTTACTACTAAAGGTCACAGTTCAGGAGATACTTATTCCATAGTTTTAGAAATGGTAAAAGTATATTCTGATTAATTTGGAGAAATTATGGCTAAAAAACAATATGTAATTTCAGAAACTGGTGAATTTCCAGCACAATATAAAGTTCTTAAATTAGATGATGACGGAATCTATAGACCTGTATTTGGTCCTGATCCTGACTTGGAAGATGCAGAACGTAAGTGCGATGAGATGAATGGTGAAAGGGCTAAAAATGATAAAGGTCATTTTATAGCTGACGATCCATCTACGCCTGATGTTAATGAAGCTTATGTTGGTGGTAAAGCACCAAAGAAAAAAGCTGCTAAAAAAGCACCAGCTAAGAAGAAAGCACCAGCTAAGAAAAAATCTGTTAAAAAGAAATAATTTTAACCTAGTATGTTTATAATGCTTTGTTAGTTCAAGGCATTATAGATGTATGCAATTTAAGGAAAAACTATGAGTAAAGGACTTGGTAGAAATACTAGATTTAAACAAAAAAATAAAAAAGTTGCCAGTAAAGGCAAAAAATCTTATATGGGCGGAGGAGCTACCGAAGTAGGTAAGCAAGCTCAATCTTATAAGGAATATGTCAAAAAAACATTTGGCGGTGGAAAAACTTAATCATGCCTCTTTCAGTAGGTCGTTCTAGAAAAGTAATTAGTAAGAATATTTCTAAATTAATTAAAGAAGGAACACCAAAGAAACAAGCTATTGCTATAGCATTAGATAAAGCAGGAAAGAAAAAGAAATGACTACTAAAAAAAAGAATAGAGTTACAGTTGCACCTGCATCAAAAAGAAATAAAAAAATACAGACTACTAAATCTGGTATAACAATAACTAGAGTTAAAAAGGATAAATAATGGCTACAAGTGGAACTACATCATTTACCTTAGATATAAGCGATATAATGGAAGAAGCTTATGATCTTTGCGGACTAGAACTACGTTCTGGTTATAGCTATCGTGGTGCTAAAAGAGCATTAAATCTTGTTTTTCTAGAATGGCAGAATAAAGGATTAAATCTTTGGACTGTAGAACAAGGAAGCGTTACATTAACTTCAGGAACAAGTAGTTATACTCTAGCTTCAAGTGCATTGGATGTCGTAGATGTATTTATTAGAACTGATGCAGGTGATACAAATAAACAGTTTGACCAAAGATTAAATCGTATTTCTAGAACAGAATATAATCATCAAGCTAATAAACTTACACAATCTAAACCTACGCAATTTTATGTAGATAAAGATGATGATGCTGTAAAAATTGTTGTTTGGTCAACACCTGATTCAGCACAAACATACACGCTTATTTATGATTATGTAAAAAGAATAGAAGATGTTGGAACAATAGCTAGCAATAATGCAGATGTTCCTGCCAGGTATTTGCCATGTTTAACTTACGCACTTGCATATAATTTAGCTTGTAAATCACCTGAATCACAAAATCGAGTTCCTATGATAAAACAAAGATATGATGAACTTTGGAATGATGTAAGTGAAGCTGATAGAGAAAAAGCTGCAGTTAAATTTGTTCCTGATTTGTCTATAAGTGGTTATTAATGGCATACGCAAAAGCGAGTAAAGCATTAGGACAATGTGATCGTTGTGGGTTTTCCTATAAACTTAATACTCTACAGTACCAAATAGAAGATGGTAAAAGAAACGGATTACGAGTTTGTTTTGACTGTTTAGACGAAGATCAACCTCAA